TATATTTATCTGATCGTGTTAGATCATAAATATCATTCGGTGTAAATATTCCTTTATTAGATCCCCAACTTTGAGTTGGTGCTTCAGGTATATATCCATATTCACTCATAATTACACCACCTTATAAACTGTAAATTGACTTCCTGCTTGAAAGCCACCACCACCACTTTGATTAGTGTAAAACTGAATACCATTAAAAGAAGTAGATTCTGCTTTTGCTCCACCTTGTTGATATCCTCTAAGATTAGAGCCATTATGTGAAGTAACTTCCATACTAAATTCAGCATACTCACTACTTGAATACCAATTATATAAATACATTACAAAGTTAGCTGAATAAGGACTAACATTCATTCCGTCAGTTACTCTCATCATATCTTGTCCTGTATTGCCAAATTCTTGAAATGACCCACCTGATTTTAAATCTATCCAAGCAATATTTATATTTGCAGTAGTGTCAGCAGTTGAGCTAACTAATGGTTGTATATCACAAACACCACCTGCACCACCAACTATTAAATTATTACCCATTACCATATAGACATCATCTGTTGTAATACAACTTTCTAATTTAACTGTTTGCACTTCACTTCCACTTGCTATTAAATGAGTTGCTACTTGTTGTAATCCCATTAATCTACTCTCAATCCATACACTTTAACACTATTTAAGCCAAAAGTAGCAGAGCCGTCCCTTACAAAATTAATTCCTGTCATTGAAGTTTGTTGATGTAAAACTGCAATTCCTTTTCTTCCTACTGTTCCTATTGTGCTTGGAGAACTATTTTGCCACAAAGTAAAAGTGTAAGTTGAACTTGAAAATGGATTAAAAACATAAAGAACACTTCCATTACCTTTTTGTAATGTGTCATCATAAGCAATACAATCTATGTATGTTGCAGTTGTGCTTACACTTTCTCCGTCAGTCCCATAACTTCTTATAATCTGTGAAGCATAATCATAATCACTAGCACTAACAACACTTCCACCACTACTAACAAACCTATAATTTAAATTAGCACTACCACTACCTGCGTCATAATCAGTTAAAGTTATTTTATATACATCAAAATCTGCACTAAAAATATCTTGCATTGTGGCATTTGCTACTGAACTAAAAGATGTTTCTTTAATAAATCTTAAATTACTCATAGTTGTTTACACCCATAAAGCTCTACTGTTCCTGTCCAAGCATTACCATTTGTTGTTAAAACTTGTATAGCATTTATAGTTTCAGCAGTATCATAAAGACCACCACCATAGGTAAATGTAGTTTCTTCTTGACCTTGAAATGTTGAAAAACTGTATTTACTTGAGTTTCCTAATTGGTATAAATACATATATCCACCTCTGTTTTGTGATTGACTGTCGCTTAAAAATTCAAGATAACCTAAACCAGTGCTACTTACTTCGCCAAAACTTCCACCTGTTGTTCCATAATTCATAGCTAATTCATAACTTGTCCCTGCTTCATAAGTGCTTCCACCGTCATTAGATAAACGAACTGAAATAGAAGTATTAAGTGATGAACTTTCACAGTTTTTTGCTTGTAGAAAATGAACATCATATTTACTTTCTTTAATAGAAGTAAAGGCCATAGTGCTACCACTTGAAATTGTTTGAGATTGGATAAGTTCTAATGAGCCACCCCAACTACCCTCTTTAGTTAATTGCAGTATTTCATTTGGATTATATAAACCAATATTTTTCTTTACATTATTTGGTTGTGTTCCTATGTAGGACATAATTATCCCCTTAGGTTTGTTTCAAATAAGCTACATTAAAATCGACACTTGAAGCTGAACTTGCAAGTCCCTGCATAGTGTCGCCTGTTTCTAATACCATTTTAGTATTCATTGTTATAGTAGTTCCAAAAGGTAAGCTAACATCATTTAAAACTTTTCTTAATGAGCCACCTGACTTGGTAATACTTAAATCAACTGTAACATCTGCACTAGAGCCACTTATATTAGATAAAGTTAATCCAATAACAGTTTCAGTTGTGCTTGAAGCCACTGCGTCTAAAATAGCTGTGCTACCTGTTCCTAGAACACCTTGCACTGAATGTAATGTATCTGCCATATTTTATCCTTTCCTAACTTAGCGCTATTACTAAACCTAAGGAAACACCACCTGCTAATCCTGCGATATCTCCTGCTGTTGTTTTCTTTAAATTATTACTGTCATCTACATCTGCAATAAGTATTACATCTCCACTTGCTACTGTTGCTGAGGTTGCTTGTGTTGGTGCTACTAATAAAGTTGACGAGAACGCACCTGAGGTAGCAGTCGCTCCACCCGATAATCCCGAAGTAGAGCTTGTTGTAATGGTAACTCCTGTAATATCTCCGTCTCCAATGTAAGAAGCCCAAGAACTTCCGTCATAATAGGTTAATGTATTTGTATCTTTCAAATAAGCAAACATTCCCTCTTCAGCAGAAGAAATAGCAGAACCTCTAGCTGACGAATCAGCAAAAACCATTATTACTTGTTCTTGAATATAATTATTAAAATCTGAAGCGGTTACTAGGTCTCCAGTAGCCCATACTTTAAATCCTGCTCCCATTTACTTTTTCTCCTTATGTATATGCAAATCTTGTTCCCTCTCCTAGTTTAGCCTGTCCTAACACGAAAGCGGAAGAACCTGCTGGACTAAGTGTAACATTCCAGTTCCAAGTTTGCGAGCTTGAGTTTATGTTATGCTCTATTGATTCTATCCAAAGTTCGTCCTCAACGCTAGTATCGTTTGGATTTACTATCTTAACTTTAATTCTATCGCCAAATTCTCTTCCTAAAGCTTGAGGCCAAATAGAAACATTATCTCTTGGATTAATTTTTAAACTCTCAATTCTTACAATAGGAGTAGCTGTTTCAGATAATTTCTGCTCGATTAAAGATAAAACATTCGCATTAGAAACATTTATAGTGCCTTTTTGAGAACCTTTAGCCGTATATCTTGAAACTGAATCTGCGTCAGCAATATATTGAGTTGCACCACCAGTTCTTGTCCATTCGTAAACATTAATGACTTCATTAGTATCAAAGTTCGTAACAACATCTCTATAAGGTAAATTGCTTCCGTCATTAGAAAAAGTAGCTTGAACATCTGTTGCAGAAGCGTTAGTTAATTTATAAGCACGATTTCTGAAAGTTGCTTTACCGTCTTTAGATATAAAGTATTGTGCGTTTTCAGCAGTTTCACATTCCTGCATTGCAGTAAGTAAGTTTGATGTAACTGCTTGTGATATTACTTCGTTTGTCCCTGTATTAACTGTTCTTAACGAACTAGGAAAGCCAATAGAATCTAATAATCTTGATACCCTTACAGAAGATAGTTCTTGAGAGTCATCATATCCTAATCTTGTAGAAGTTCCTAATTCTGAGAAACCACTTGTTCCAACTCTCCAACCAACTGATTGAATTGTTTGTCCTTGAAATATTTTAAAAGCGTCAACCGCAGTAAAGGTTACTATTGAGTCAATACCCTCAGCAACATAACTAACTGGGATATTATCTAAATAACCGTAGAACAATCTATAAGTTGTAGAATCATAAACCGCAGAAACCCTAACAACTTTTAAAGGTTGTATTTTAGTTCTACCGTTAGTGGAATCATAATAAAATGTTGTTTGATTAGGATTAAACCTATTATCTGCATTTGAAAGCGCTAATGAACAAGTTCCTGCTGGAAACTGACCTAATTCATTAACTCTTCCTCTTCTAATATTTATTGCTCTAACATAGGCAGAAATATCTGTAAATGAAATAGAACTATCAAAAGGTTCTGAATCAAAACCAACTTCAACTGTAAGTGTTACATTATCGTCAAAAGCAACACTCATTATAAAGCTACTTCTATTCCACGCCTTTGAGCTTCTTTTAATGCAGAAGCAACAGCATTCTGAACATCTTGTTCGCTTCCTAATAAATTACCTGTATTAACAGTAATCAATGTTTGTCCACCTGCTAAGTCTCTACCAGCAATTCTTCCACCGTGTCCACTCATAACTGAACTGTTTCCAATATCTTGCATAAATTGTTGACCTAAGTTGTTTATAACATTTCCACCTGTTCCACCACCAGTTCCAGCTCCAGCTCCAGCACCAGCGCCTGCTCCTGAGACTGCACCAGCACCTGAAACTGACGGGACATCAAAACCAAAATTTGACATACTTGAAAATAATGCGTCATATTGAGACATCATTGTTCCGATTTTCACTCCAGTTAATTCCGCAATATATTCTAAAGCGTCAGCATAACCTTTTGTTCCTTTTCCAAAACCTGCAAGAGCTTTATTAAGATTCTCTTGAAGAATTGCATACTCTAATGTATTCCTTAATGATTTCTCAGTAAGTTTATTAAGCTTCCTTTGTTCTTCTTGAACCTTTAGAAGAGCAGAGGCTTTCAACTCTTCGGCTCTTATTAAATCTTCCTCAGCTTGTTGAACTTCTCTAATTGCTTGTTCTTCTTCACGGGATAATGCAGTAGATTGTTCAATTAGTTTAGTTAAGTTTTGTTCTGCAACTGCTAATTCAAGTTTTTGTATTTTAGTAAGTTCTCCCGCTTCCTTAAGTTCTTGAATAGCTAGTTTCTGTTTTTCAATAGCAAGTTGTTCTTCAGCAGTTACTTTTGCTCCAGTTCCCTGAACCTTTTGAAGCTTTTCTTTTGCTTTAGCTAATTTATCTTCTGCTTTTTTGAAATTTTCATCAGCTTTTATTTGATTTGCTAGTGCTTTATTTCTTCGTGTTTCAGCTTTATGAACTCTTTCGTGTCTATCTTCTAAAGCGTCCATTGCATTAAGAACAGATTCCAAACCACCTAATAAAGTATCTTCGTAAGCTTGCGCAGTCTTAAGAGCTTCTTGTGCATTCTCATCTAAAGCTATTCCGTTAAGGTTCAATTGATTGGTAAGTTCATCAACTGTATAATTTGTTCCGTCAAGAATATCATCTAATGTTTTGTTTTTTTCAGTTACTTCTTCTACTTTATCTGCTGTAAAACCTAAGTAATATTGTTGTCGTCTATGTGCTTCTGTATATTGTTCAGCTTTTTTCTTTGATTCTTCGTAAGCTTTATTACCTTTATTAACTTTTTTAGTTACGAATCCAATAGCAAGAGCTACTGCTGTAACTACTGGGAACATAACAGCTAAAACCGCCATAACTGCTTTAAGAGCTAGTTTAAATTTCTTCATTGATGATTCACTAGAATTTAATCTATTTCTAAAGTTTTGTAATCTTTCAACTGTTGTTTGTAAACCTTTAACCATTTTAATAAGAGACGGAACAACTGCTTCTCCAATAGTTATCTTTAAGTTCTCTGATTGGTTAGATAGAATTTTCATCTGCGAGGTAAAACTCTCTAATTGTTTTTTAGCTACTCTTTCCGTATAACCCATTGCATTTTCTAATTCGTGTTGATAATTTCTAATAGAGTCCTCAGCACCAGCAAGAATTTTAACTGCGTCAGCAACACCTCTGTTTAATCCTAATTGGTCTAAAAGCGCAGCCTTTTGAACATCTGATAATCCGTCCATTCCCTCAGATAAGTTTTTAACTACATCAGCAAGATTTAAAAGATTCCCAGTAGCGTCAGTAACAGTAATTCCTGACTGTTTCCATTCTTCAGTATTATTGTGAACAGCTCTCGAAACATCTCTTAAAATCTGATTCATCTTTTCTCCAGCTTCAGCACCTTTAACTCCTCTATCTGCGAACGCTGCGAGAACTGCAACTCCCTCTTCAATAGATTTGTTTGTCATCTTGAGCGCGGCGCCAGCTTTGTTAGTGAGTGCTTCTGAGAACTGCTGAACAGTTGCGTTTGCTAAAGTGTTAGCACGAACAAGAACATCTGTAACTCTTGTTAAATTAGTTAAGTTTTGTTGAGCGTCTTTAACTGTAAGACCTAAAGCTGATTGTGCGTCAGTTGCCAAGTCAGTAGCCGTAGCCATATCGAACATTCCAGCTTGGGCAAATTTTGCAACTTGAGGAAGTGCTAGCATTGATTGCTCTGCATTCATACCAGCAGAAGCTAAGAAGAAATATGCTTCAGCAGATTCACTTGCACCAATAACTGTTTGTGTTGCTACTTCTCTTGCAACTCTTTCCATTTGTTTTTGTTGGGCAACAGAAGTCTCCATAATTGCAAGAGACTGAGTCATTTTATCTTCAAACTTTGTAAAAGCTTGAACAGAAGCCATAACTCCTTTTGTTATTCCTGCGAGTGCAACTGCAACTGCACCAACACCTATTTTTGCAAATTTTGAAAGTTGTTTACCTGATGTTCCAAATACACCACCAAGTTTGCTCATTTGAGCAGAAGCAGTCCCTGCTCCTCTCATTACTATATCTATTAATACTTTTGCACCCATTATCTTCTCATTCTAGCCTTTTTTGCTTCAGCTTCTTGCATTGCTAACTGTTTATTTTTTTCTTCTTGTTCCCAATAATAAAAAGTAGCCCATTGATGAAACTCTAATGCGGACATTTTACTACGCAGTTCTCCAACTGTCATACCTAATTCTCTTGCGAGTCGAAATTGAAATGTTATATCAGGATTCGTCTTGAAATTCTTCGGCTAAAGCCGATTCTACCTCACTTCCAATCCCGTTGAGTTCGTTTAATTCTTCAAATATTAAATCTATAACCGTAGCGTCTTTATCATAAAGTTTCTCTATTGCTTCATCATCTAATGCAGGTTCGATAACACTAGCTTTGAGTAACTCTTTCTGATAATCGAAAGCGTCTGTGGTATCTCCTTGAATTATTCGTCCAAGTTCTATCTGCATTTTCTTCGATATTCCCTTAACTTTGATACTGGTATTCCATTGAGGAATCTCAATAACCTTTTCAGGAACATCAGGCAATGACTTTATGTCATCTACCGATAAAAATTTATCTACCATTGCGTCTCCTTTATATTGTTAAATTTAGTGTGTGCCTCTAGTAATTGTTGATGTGCATTGAAAATCTGCACTATAAGCTACGGCGTCTCCTACTGGCGAAGAAACTGAGTAAGCAGTCATAATACACTCGCCTGTATATTTAACTTTACCGCTTGCTGTTCCCTCAGGACTATATTCATAGGAAAGAGTATCATCTTTTCCTATAACAACTCCTAATATAGCGTCAGCAGTTGAGTCCCACATTCCAGTTAATGAGATTGTAGCGTCAGTTAATCCTGCAATATAGGATTTAGCTTCTGCTCCGAGCATAGTTGTTTCTGCAACATCAGCACTTTCAGGAAAGTCAACATTGTTAACATACGCAGAGATGTCTGTTAAAGACCCTGAGTTGTTATCAAGTTTAAATACACTATCTTTTCCGTGAACGAATGCCATTTCTTTTCTCCTTAACTATTTCTAGCGAATCCTACTATGACATTTGCTGTCGGAGTAGAACTACCGCCAATTGTATTATATATTCTAACATAACGATTTATTGTAGTTCCTGAATCAACTGTTTTTATTTCACTTGTTGCTCCAGTTACTTGAGTAAATGTTATTAAATCAGCATAGGATACATTGTCTGCACTATGCTGTATTTTTAAATCTGCTGTTGGACTTGTTCCACTAACAGAAGTGCAAATTACGAAAGCACCTGCTCCTGCACTAGAAGAAGCGCTGTTATCAAGAGCAGAACCAACTACTCCTGTTGCTGTTACGGCAGAATTTGAAAGTATATATCCGTTACTAAAAACTCCACCTGTTGCTTGTAAGTCAACAGAAACAGCTACAACATCTCCTACTGGAGAAGATATTCCATAATTTGTTGCGTCAACTTTTGCAAAGTTGCAATAATCTCCTGTATCAACTCCGTCATAACCTATAAGAATATTTGAAGTTGTTGCTGAACCCATTAGTCCTGATAATGTTGCGTCTGCTGTTGCGTCCCAAAATCCTGCAAGTGATATTGTTCCGTCTGTTAAACCACCAATATAAGTTTTTGCTTCATCAGAAAATGTTGTTGTCTCAGCAACATCTGCTGTTTTATTTACATCAGCATTACTTAGGTAGCTAGAAAAATCTGTGCTACCAACATAAACCAATGTATCTTTTCCGCTTTTAAACGCCATTACTTTTACCTCGTTCTAATTATCTATATCTATCTTACAGCTTAGTTCCTAATTTCCAAGCCAATTGAATTTCTTTCATAGTTCTTGCTAATAAAACTTTTCTTTGTTTCCTTGTATTCTTTTCAGCGAGTAACAAGTATGGAACGATTGGTGTTCCTCTTTTTTCTATTCCACCCGAAACCATTCCTGCTGTTCTGTTAGTTCCACCGCCAAAATCTAATCCTTTGGTTCTTACCCAATCTTCAATCGGTTGAAAAGGTGGTCTATGAGGTTTTGTTCTAGGAAATCCTGTTGCATTAGCTCTTCTCTTTGCAGGTGGTTTCTTGTAACCCGCAGGAAGTTTTTTATATCTTCCGTGAACATAAACATCATAAGGAACATTCGAACTAACTTTAATTGAATTAGGAAGCCTACCTCTGTCTTTAACTTTCCCTGCTTCAATAGAATTTTCTAATTCTCCTGTTGCTTTTGGTGCTTGCTTCTTTGCTTCTTCAGCAACTACTTGTGCATAATCATTCATAAATCTTCTTAAAGGTAAAGCAGTAAACTTCATCTTCTTTAATTCACGAGCAATTTTATCTGTTCCTGTAACTCTAAAAGCTTTTTGTGTCATAAAGTCATACTAACAAAAAACCCACCTTGATTGGTGGGTTCTTTGAAATTGTTTATATCCCCTTTACCAATATGTTCTGTCGTGTCTTTTATTTGTGCAATCAAAACAAACATCTTTCCAATTATTAGATTTTGTTGTTCCTGCATTTACATCAAATATTGCACAATCTTGATATGTAATATCTTTTTTACAATCGTAACAGTAATTTTTTTTATCTTTCATTTTTTTCTCCTTTTTTTCTTTTTACTTTAGTCCTAAAATGCAAACTTTTTCAAGTCCACCTTGTCTTTCTGTTTCAAAACCAAGTTCTTCTAAACCTCTTTCAAGCATTTCTTTTTTAGTAAGCCCTTTTGCAAACTTAAAATCTGCAAAAGCCTCAACCAATCCGTCTGTTTGGAAAAAAGTAATTCTAAATGTTGCTTTTCCGCCAACTTGCTCATCAACAAAAGTTTTTTGTCCAAAAATCATTGGGAAGTTTGCTAACACTTCTTCACACCCGTATAGGTTGTCAACTGCTTCTGTTTTAAAAGTTCCTTGTTTCATACTTATATAATACATAATCTTTGATTATATACAAGTATTTATTGTAAAAATTACAATATATAAGTCAATGTTTATAGGCTTTTAGAAAATAATTTAAAAAAATTATATAATTTGACCTGTTAAAGTCGTTTTTTTGTATCCTTTAATCAATTGTAAGGCGTCAGGGTCAACCTTTGAAAATAGTTCTGATACCCCAGTTGAATCGCTTCCATAAGTATTAAATGGAGTATCTTTTCTTTTAAATAATCTTAAAGCTTGTATTAAGCAAGCTGTTTCTATATCAGTTGGAACTGAAGCGAAACCCCACTTAGCAGTTACTTGAACATTATTAACTATTGTTGTATCAAATCTTTCGGAACTTCTTGTATCTAAAATC